GTTGTCCGGATGGTCCGGGCGATTGTGGTGCTGACATAGTTTTAATTATATTATTATATAATGATATTAATTATATAACGATATTAATTATATATATAAAAAACTTGTTAAAAATTATTAATATGTTAAATATATATAATAATATTATAAACAAAAAGAATGACGGGGGGATTACTAAATATTGTATCATATGGAAATCAAAATGTAATATTAAATGGAGACCCTAAGAAAACATTTTTTAAAGCTACATATGCAAAGTATACAAATTTCGGATTACAAAAATTTAGAATTGATTTTACAGGTCAGCGGTCTCTCCGATTAACGACCGACTCGACGTTTACATTTAATATTCCAAGATATGCTGACCTGTTAATGGATACATATGTTGTAGTTACACTGCCGACAATATGGAGCCCCATATGGCCAGCTGCAGCGGATTGCGATCCATCGTGGGCACCATATGAGTTTCGCTGGATTGAAAATTTAGGAACACAAATGATAAAGGAGGTGCGTATATCAGTCGGTGGGCAAACATTACAAGTATTAACGGGTAATTATTTATTGGCTTTAGTGGAACGTGACTTTGGAGGACCTAAGAAGGCACTATATAATCAAATGACAGGAAATGTTCCTGAGTTAAATGATCCAGGAAATTCGAATAGTAGAATAAACATGTATCCTAATGCGTATTATACTACTTTGTTGCAAGGTTCCGAGCCTTCCATTAGAAGTCGCAAATTATATATACCAATAAATGCGTGGTTTACCCTTACAAGCAAAATGGCGTTTCCTTTAATTGCTCTTCAATATAATCAGCTAAAGATAGACGTAGTTATGCGACCGATACAAGATTTATACACGATTCGTGATGTCATGGATCCGGATAATGGGTGGCCTATTGTTCGCCCAAATTATACGAATGAATATATGCAGTTGTATAGGTTTCTTCAGTCGCCGCCGAGCGTAAGCTTAAATGCTGCCGATTATCAGAATCCAGCACAATCAGAGTGGAATGCCGACATACACTTGATTAGCACGTATGGATTTGTATCAAATGAGGAGGCAAAAACGTTTGCAGCATCAGAGCAAAAGTATTTAATTAAGTCGGCATATGAATGGAATTTCGAGAATGTAACAGGGTCACAGCGTGTATGGCTGGAAAATACACTCGGAATGGTAAGTAGTTGGATGTTCTACTTTCAGAGAAGTGACGTAAATTTGCGAAATCAATGGAGTAATTATACAAACTGGCCGTATAGTTATTTGCCAGTGAATATCATACCTGCGCCGGTTACGCCAAACACGCAGTATAATGGTTGGTATACAGGAATAAATGTGGCGTGTAGTGATGTACCGGTGGGGCCGGGATATAATACGAAGACGGGGAATAATACTGGATTTTTTGTTACGCAACCATTTAGCGTAGATAATCAGCGCGATATATTGCTAAACATGGCTATTTTATTGGATGGTAAGTATCGCGAGAATGTTCAAGATGCTGGTGTATATAATTATATAGAGAAATACGTACGAACAAAGAGTGATGCTAAAAATGGATTATATTGTTATAATTTCTGTCTTGATACAGACCCGTTTAATACTCAACCTACAGGGGCACTTAATACGAGTAAGTTTTCGAATGTTCAATTCGAGTTTACCACCTTTTATCCGCCGCTTGACCCTAGTGCAAATTTTCTGACAATTTGTGACCCAGCAACGAAATTGCCTATTGGTGTTAATAAGCCGACGTGGCGTATATATGACTACAACTATAACTTGGTTATATTAGAAGAACGGTTCAATGTTGTTACATTTATGTCTGGTAATGTCGGCCTTATGTATGCTAGATAAAATATATAGGCACCATATAGGCACCATATTAGGCACCATATTAGGCACCATATTAGGCACCATATTAGGCACCATATTAGGCACAATATTATGAGTATTGGTTCTCGTAATATTGTTATAATTATATAATGTTATACTACACCAGCGATGTATTAAGTTGTTGCGAAACTTGAACAAATGTTGTACATAAGGGCATATGTTTAATACATGATGCGTTTATATATGTACACGTGCTTCGCAGCCCTCCCAAATAATCAAGAACCGTATGTTCAAGAAGACCTCGATATGGGACGCGGATAATTCGGCCTTCAGATGCGCGATAGTCATTCATACCACCATAGTGTTTAGTCATGGCATGCGATGAACTCATTCCATAAAATAGTTTACTTTGTGACCCATCGGGATTGGTTATAATTTCACCAGGATTTTCATCATGACCTGAAAAAGCGCCGCCTACCATAACAAAATCGGCACCACCACCGAACGCCTTCGCCATATCACCAGGACAAGTAATTCCTCCATCACCAATAATATGTCCCCCAACACCATGGGCGGCGTCGGCGCACTCCATAATAGCTGATAACTGGGGCATACCTACACCCGTTTTCATACGAGTAAGACAGGCGCTTCCGGGACCAATGCCGACTTTAACAACATCGACGCCGCCATTAAGAATAAGTTCTTCTACGATTTCGCGAGTGACTACATTTCCAGCAACAATAATTTTATCTGGAAATTCTTGGCGAACACGCATACAAAACTGGACAAGAGACTGAATATAACCATTCGCAATATCAATACAAATCCAGTTACAATCGACAACGGAAAGGATGTTTTTAAGACGAGTAAAATCTGTTTCCTGGATACCAGTCGAAACCATAAAAAGGTCCGGATTTAAAATAATATTGTTATCGGACTGATATGATAGGAAATCTGTAACATTATAGAATTTATGTAGAGCTGTAATAATCTTAAACTTTGATAATGTTTTATAAACATCGAAAGTTCCGACAGTATCCATATTTGACGCAATAATAGGGATACCTTCCCATGATTTTAGGGATTTACAATTTTTGAATTTGATGGTTCGCATTAAATTAACATTTGAACGACTATTAATAGTAGAACGTTTTGGACGAATAAGAACATTATGAAAATCTAGTTTCAAACCTTCTTCGATTTTTGTCATTATATGTTATGTTATGTTATTTAAGATGTTGGTGTATACAAGGATATAGAATATAGGTTATAGGCTATAGGATATTGGCTATAGGCTATTGGCTATATTATTAATAGATATACATTTAAATATATTTAATATATTGTTAATATTCGCAATATATTAAATTGTTACAGTATATTAAAAATGTTACAGTATATTTAAAATGTTATAATATATTAATATATTATACATATTTATATCAAAAATGTCATTAAAAACAGGTTTACAACAATTAATGGGAGGAACATCAAATATTAAAGAAGCATTTACATTTCCTGGTATGAGTGATATATATGGTAAAGTGACAGGCGATGATGATGGCGAAGGTGATGGCGAAGATACCGGCGGAGATAAAAAGCCTACAACTACAACTAAGGCGGCTAGAGCTCCAGCATCTACGCCAGGCGCCAACGTTATTGGTGCTACACCGGGTACTACTCAACAATCATCAAATACAGAAGCGCTAATGGCCGAAACGCAAAATTCAACCACTAATAATATATTGGTATTTATTATACATGTTATATTTGCGATAATTATTGCTTATATTTGGGGTATTTTAGGGTCGAATGCATTATTTTTAATGACGCGCTCAAAAAATGAAAAGGAATATATTCTTCCTACTTATCGTTATGCACCGCCATATTGTATAACCGAAAATAAAAATGCCAGTTATTTTAGTTACGGTTTTCCGTACAACTTGCTTCCTCGTATATGTACTAATAACAATGTGGCCGATGTTATAAACACGGAAAAAGAAAATATATATTTATTGGATGAAGTCGAAGAGGGTGGTGTAGGCAATGGTGTATCACAAGCATTATTTAATTATTTATTCAACGCAGTATATGGAGGTTTAGGACAAGGAGCGCGATCATTTGCGCAAGCATTTTTGAATTTGTTTGACACAACTGATAGTGGAAAGGCGGATAACCAAAACTCTTGGGATAATATGCAGGTTGCCGGAGGAAGAAAATTATTAATATTTTTGCTTTTCCCTTTTGTAGTGACTTATCTTATCCCGATATTGGGTTTTATTGCTGGCGGGATGAGTCTTGTATTCGGTATAATAAGTGACCACCCATTTTGGGGGATGATTTTCACACTATTTTTCGGTATCTTTATAGCATTCGGAAGTGGTATTTGGATGGCTATACAATCATTTTATATATTCTGTTTGTACCCGTGTTTGAATATTAGGAACAAAGAAGACTATGATAAAATATTTAACAACATTAGACCTTATATGCTTTTGGTGTTTTATATATTGATTGCCTTTTATGCTTTTCAAGATTTGGGTAATAGTGGAGGTGCTGGTATAGTATTTTTCATAATAGTAGCGTATTTTACTGGGAATGCTGGGTGATATTTATAAATATTTGTAAATTAATAGTTGCTAGTATAGTTGACTTAAAAAATATAGTTGACTTAAAAATATATTTGACTTAAAATATATTTGACTTAAAATATAATTTAATATATAAAACTATGTTAAATGTATTTATATATAATATATATACGTACATTTTATATCGATAATATCCACAATATCCACAATGAGAGTAGCAAAGAATAAAAATAGAAGTGTTGACATGAAACTTCCATTTGTAAGTGTATGCACACCTACGTTTAACCGGCGACCGTTTGTTGAAATGATGATTAAATGTTTTGATAGTCAAGATTATCCCAAAAATAAGATGGAGTGGATTATTATTGACGATGGAAGTGATCCTATTGAAGATGTAGTAAAGTCGCATCCGAGTGTTAAATATTTTAAGTACGATGAAAAGATGACTCTTGGAAAGAAGCGAAATATTATGCATAAAAAGGCGTGTGGCGATATCATTGTCTATATGGATGATGACGATTATTATCCTCCCGACCGTGTATCGCATGCTGTAGAGCGTTTGATGGAGAACCCTAATGCTTTGTGTGCTGGTTCTAGTGAAATGTATATATATTTCAAAGATAACAAAGACAATAGTAAGATGGTACAGTTTGGTCCATATGGTCCTAATCATGCAACGGCGGGAACATTTGCCTTTAAAAGGAAACTGTTAAAAGATACGCAATATAATGAGGAAGCATGCTTAGCAGAAGAACGTGAATTCTTGAAAAATTATACAGTACCGTTTATACAACTTGACCCATTGAAAACAATTTTGGTATTTTCACATTCACATAATACATTCGATAAGAGAAAATTATTGGAAAACATCGCTGGAAATCCGTATATAAAATATAGTCCTAAATGTGTTGAGGATTTTATAAAGGACAAAGATATAATCAAATTCTTTGTGGAAGATTTGGAGGACAAATTAAAAAAATATGAACCGGGTGATATAAATATGAAACCGGATGTATTGAAACAAATAAAGGAATTGGATGTAAAAAGAAAAGAAATGGAAAATAAAATGATGGAAGAAAGGCAAAAGAATTCTGATTTTTATAATAAAAATACGGGGAAAGCTATAGTTTTTCAAGAAGAGGGTAAACCTCCACGTGAGTTAAATCATAGCGAAGTTGTAGAAATGTTGACGAAACAGCAAAAACAGATTTCACAAATGGGACAACTTAAAGATTTATATGAAACTAGTGCTCGCGAAAATATAAGACTAAAAGGGATTATTGAAATTCAGCAAAAAATTTTAGATGAGAAGAATTTATATATTAGCGAATTGGAAACTAAAGTGGCGGAAAGTAGCGAAGTAATTGTAGTAAATGTTGATAAACATTGAGAAACATTGATAAACATTGATAAACATGAAATAATATGTTATAAAACCGCTTAAAGAAACAACTATAAATATAGTATCAACGGACATTATAGTTCATATTCACCTTCAACAGAAGTATCAATAATCAATAAAATGGTAAAAGATTTGAGTCACCTTCAGCAATATGATTCACATGATCCGAATGATGCCGTGGAGTCATGTGATGGCGACGAGGTGCGTTCAAAAAACAGCAAGGACAAGAGACCAAGACGTAAATCGTATCCGTCAAATGTACAGGGGCGTTTTATTGTGAATGCAGTTACTGGGGTTGCATATCCTTGGAAGGTCGGGTCAGTATATGAGGATTTGTTGTGGAAGGTATGTGACTCGACAGGACGACATGGAAAACTCGAACCAGATATGTATTTTTACGATTCTCCTAAACAGGCGGTTGACCATAGGCGTTACAGACAGGATGTTTATTCAGCAGATACATTGAATTGGTGGAAGGGGCGTGTTGCCAAGATGACCAAAATGCTACAAGAGGATGAGGAATGAGGGAATAGGTCGCGGCATTATTGAGTATAATAATTTATTAAACTAAATATAACATATCTGTTGTATATGTTATATTTTCCTAGTGTAAATACTAAATAAGAATCAAAATATTTATTCAATCCACTTATAAGGTCCATCACCTTTGACAACTATTTCATTTTTAAACGGTTCAGCGTTTACATCGCCACGCTTACCAATAGCTACCCAATTAAATTTACCATTTTCGCCATATACGGTAAATGCCCCGCTTTCATCAACTTCCGAAGCATTATATATTTTAAGTTTTCCGTCGTATATACCAGTAATGGTAATAGTAAAATCTGATGCCCACCCTGGAATATAGTCAGGCAAGTTTACTGTCACGGATACTTCATTTGTGATTTCGGATTTTCCGCGATAGTAAACGCCTACTTCAGGGCCCTCTAAACAAGTGTGGACTAAATATTTGTCGTTATTGCGGGGGTGATTTATAATAAATGTTTTACCTTGCTCATAATACCACTGACTGGATACATTATTGAATTTGACAACGGCACCGGTATTTCCTCCTAATAAAGTAGGTGTTATAGTGGGACCTGTATGACCCGTGGGGCCTGTCGGCCCTCTTTCTCCAGTTGGACCTTGAGGTCCGGGAAGAAGATCCTTACAGCAATTTTTAGAATTTAAGTATGATTTGTATGAACCATAAAATAATTGTGACATGAATGTATATATATATATAAATTAATATATAAATTAATATATAAATTTATATATATTTAAAATTAATTAATAAAAATATTTTCTAAATTATACAGCATTTAATAGAGCGATTTTATATACAACGCTCCCAATTGTTAAACAGAGATGTTGTCCTGAACTACCACCAGCAGAACCACTTAAAAGTGTATTACCAGTTAGAACCAACCCTGCACCACTTCCTGCCGCATTATCTTTTGTAGCGAGTGTTAGGACTGCCCCAGCGGTAGAAGAAGTAGTAGCACTCAAAGTTAGATTTCCTGTTGAGGTTGAAACAGAAGCCCCCTTTACATTAATAGTTGAAGCATTTGTATAACTAAATGTCCCCGTGCTTGGTAGTGTTATGTCGTAATTTGACCCTGTGAATTGGTGTGTTGCCGTAGCGAAACTTGCGTTGTCTAATCCAAAAGTAGGTGGGACAGCACTATTCGTAATCATTCGCAACCCACCATTACCTAATCTCATTTGTGCGTTTGTGTTTAGTGATCCGCCAGTTTGAAAAAAGTCAGCAAAGTTGGTGTTTTTCTCAACTACCATTTCGTCTCCAACAACAGAACCAGTCATTTTTAGTGTTGATACACCAGTATTAACTTTTGGTGATATTATGATATTACCAGTTCCAGACGAAGCAGTAGCAGAAATCGTCATATCACCAGAAGTTGTGCGAATAGCGTTACCATTCATATCAAGGGGTCTAAAAGAGTTGTTCTCATTTTGGGCTCCATTAAAGTTAAATGTCTCAACAACGGAACCATTCACACTATTAAAAATAGATAGAGTGCTGTCTTGATTTCCAGCCGTTATATTTTCAACCTTTGTCTGTATTCTACTCCATTCACGCTGTGTCCCAGTAGCATCAGCCGCCCAATTCGTAATAGCAGATATAGGATTTCCAACAGTTGGAACAACCAATAGTTTTTCTGTTTTGATCGTAGGAAAAGCAGCAGCAGTCGCATTACTCTCTCTAAAAATAAAACTTGGATTGGCGATTGCCCCAGCAGTTGTAGAGTTCATCAGTATTTGTGCTGCCGAGTTTGAAACAGCAGTAGAAGACGCATTTACAGACGAACTTCCAGATTGTAATGTTGCTGTTGTGCCTTGTAATATTGCGGTTGTGGCTGCCGACAGCGTTAGAGCGGAGTTTGTTGAAGTAATGTTTAATCCAGTTGAATTTGTAGTAATTGTTGAAAAATTACTAACACCGGAATTAGATATATACGTCTGCTGTATTCTACAACTTGTAGCATCACTAACTAAATCCAAATCACTTGTAAAAGGAGATGCGGAAGTATCAACGACTTTAATTTCAGTTCTTGCTGACATCGTTCCAGCTTGAGCCCTCGCATTATTAAAGGCAGTTTTATTATTGGCTGTATCAGTTGTAGTCAATTGACAAGAAACCTCCCCATTCTTTACTGAAGTAAGAGCAGCACTTGTAGTATAGGGTGAAACAGCATCAGTTGTAGATAATATCAAAGTAGAATTAGAACTACTTAATGATTGTTGATAGGCGTTAGATGCTGACCCACCAACCACATTATATGTCGCATTATCACTTATACTTGCTCCACCAGTAAAGTAATTTCGTGCGATGGTAGAGTTATTTGTAGGATTAGTTCCGGTTGTATAATCAAGCATAACACCATCTAATATGGCTATATCACGAAGCGTAGTATCACCAGTAGTAGAATTAGTAGTTTCAAACCTACAACCGCTTTGATTGAGTTGGGCTTGAACCTTACTGGAAGCACTTTGATTAGTAGTTCCGTCAAAAAAACTAACATCCAACTCCCCAATATTAACCGCTTGGTTTAATCTCGTAAAACCTTGTCTTCCAGTAGTAATTTCATTAAAACTAACTCCAAGTGTCCCACCATTCCCACTTTGAGTTTGAATATTTATCTGTGCCGACCTATCAATCACTCCGTCATTACTACTCCCAGTTAATGCGAGGTTTGCGAAATTAACACCGCTTGTCAAAGGATTTTGAAGATTTATTATTGGAACAGTAGCAGTTCCTGTGACGTCAATATTGTTTCCCGCTTGAACTGTTACTGGAGTTCCTTGTGGACCTGTTGCTCCTGTAACACCTGTTGCTCCTGTAACACCCGTATACCCGGTGTATCCCGTGTAGCCTGTTGCTCCTGTAACACCGGTTGCTCCTGTTGCGCCTGTTGTTATTGTTGCTCCGGTTGGACCGATATGACCAGTTGGACCCATGGGACCAGGAATAAGGTCTTTACAACAATTTTTAGAATTAAGGTATGAGTTGTATGAACCATAAAATAATTGTGACATGATCGAATGTTATATATATATATAAATTAATATTATATTATTTATATATAAAATAATATTATACTATTACTATTACTATTACTATTGCTATTGCTATTACTATTACTATTACTATTACTATTAAATCGCATCATCATCATCGCTATCTATTATTTTATCATCATCAGCGGTAATATTGAGTGTTTTTTGTGTATATTTATCTAAATAACGATATATTCTATTAATGTCTAATTTGGTAACTTCATAATTTTCAAGCATATTATATATTTCATCCTCATTATATAAACCACGAATATGAATAAAAAAAGAAAACATATCTTTCTGATCCATCGATAGCTGTTGACAAAGTGTTTTAATAAAAAGCGAGTTGTTATATTCGGTACTATATTTTGTCAATACCTTTGTAAATCGGACTTCTACGGGATTAAATTTCGGTTTTTTAATAAACTGTTCATGATAAAGCTTATTATTATAAAATGTCTTAATAAGAGAACTCATCTCGTTAAACTGCCAAGCCTGATTCTGAAATGTAATTCGGTCAATATAATCAGCAAAACATATATTATCAAGTACCGTCTGATAAAAAGGAATAGAAACATCCTTTTTATATTTCGCCAATACGTCTATAATATTTTCATGCCATAGAAGCGCAACTGTTGTTCTATCCGTCTCATTCATCAATACCTTATGCTGCTCTATCGGGTAGTTATTATTTATTAAATGCTGAGTCAACTTTTTGCTGTCATCGTTATAACTCTTCGGCTGAAAAATAGTTTGAATAATATCATTCTGTAGAATATTATTTTGTTTGTCTGCCATTTGATGAATAGAGACAAGTTTTCGCAAATCGCCCTGAATAAATGATATAATATTATCATTTAATACTTTGTCGAATTTTAAATTCATCGATAATAGAAGCGACGATATTTGCTCATTTGATGGCGTTTTTAACTCGAATGTATGGCACACCTTCATCAACTCCTTTATTTTTTTGTTGATTTGATAATTGCCAATACATATAATCGGATTAAATGAAACCTCTTCTACCTTTTGTTTCTTCGTTTTCTTAGGGCGTATTAATTTTATTAGCGAATTTATTCCGCTTTTGTCGCCGTTATTCATTGCGTCAATCTCGTCCATGACTATGACGATCTTTTTCACCTTTTTCTCGAACATTGACATTATATTTTTATCAGACATGTTATGCTTTGTAATGGTGTCAATAATGGATTTATTTCGAATATCGCCGGCGTCATATTTAATAATATCATAGTTTTGTTCGCGGAGAAGATTAACGATAAATTCTGTTTTACCTGAGCCTGGATTACCGTATATATATATTCCTCTTTTTAAAGTGATGTCGCTTTTATTATCTTGAAATCCGTCAAGAATTATTTTTATTTTTTTATATGCTTGGTCTCTTCCGAGAATTGAATTTATATTTAAATTATTCATGCTTATTTTATGTTATATAATAACTATTGTATCTTTCTTTATTAAAATATTATAATTGTTTCTATGTCGATTTATGAATGTATTTTATTTTTATTTTTTTATATCGGGATTAATTCTATGAATAGTTATACGAATAGTTATACGAATAGTTATACGAATAACCCTATTGCTTATTTTGAACAGTAAACACTTTACCAAGTAACCAGAAAATAGATTTGGGAGCTTCCTCCTTATAGTTATTTATTAGTGATTGGTCATTTGTAATTCCATCCCATGTAATTTTATTTTGAACTGCATACTCATATTTATTCATTTTCGTAGGAAACTGATAAGTGAAAAAGCCGTATGGACTTGCGTAGTCGGCATTCTTTTTATCTGGTTTACATCTAATGTGACCATCCTCGCTCTTAGATAATTTCCAATAGTCGGGGCATTCGCTTACCATAGGAGCCCATATTTGTTTTTTATTGTTTGCGCGGATTACAAGAATGACGAAGACGGGTATTAATGCTAAAAAAACTACGACGGCTGTTAATACCGCTATTTTTCTAAAACTTAGGTTTACATTTATATTTGCGTTTGATAAAGATGCGTCCATGTTATATTTTTATAATTGTATGTACTTGTTTATTATAAATATATATAATAAATAAGATTTTAATTCGTTGGTTAAATCGGGGGGAGGTAGATAATTAATTTGCCGATTAATGTTTATTACAAACTATTTATTATTTACATTTATTTTTAAGTTCAGCGTTATTTGTAACTCCATCCCATAGTACTTTCTTACCACAAACATTATTAACCCACGTCATCTTATTTTTATAATTAGTACATTCACTGCTATCGTTTAATACATTATATTTCGGCGCAAGATTTATTGCTCCAGGAACTGAGCTACATGTTCCCATATTCTTACTACTCGGTTCGCAATAATGTTTTCCATCATCATTCTTTTTTAATATCCAATAATCAGGACAAGTCGCCTGAATCAATGTAAATTTACTTTTCTGGTCTTGATAAATAAAATATGCAGTCAGTGCTAATAAAACAACAAATATAATACCGGCAACAGTTAACGTAACGCTATTAAATGACATAATTTAATTTATTGTTTTAAGTAAATATATATAATGTAAATATAATTAATTATTTATACAACTAATTATTTATACAACTAATTATTTATACAACTAAATATTAAATACTAAATATTAGATATTTTTATATTTAGTTATTATAATATATAACAAATCAAATCTTCTAAAATGTTTTCAGGAAACAGAAACGTAAATTCAACATGTATGCCCCGCGACTCTCAAACAGTCCAAAATATATCTACCAAACAAATATCTAATGGTCGTATCGATATCGAAGGTCCTTCCGCTGATGTAAGGTTCGCTATGTGGGATAAAATACCCGTAAATCAGATTACTACATTTAGAGATGCTTTAACCGGCAACTGGACAGACAACGATGTAAGTAACGTTTTTTTCAGTAAAGAAAATATCCAGATTATTCAGAATGCTCTTCGTGCTGAAGTGTACCGTCTATCCAATGGTGAATATACTATCTCTCAACAAGATAACGACGAATTAAAAATTATTATGCGCGCTTTATACCTCGAAAGCGCCGTTAACTTGCCTACTAATATTAGGGAACAAGTTGCGACATTAAACCAGCATGTTGTAAATCACTGTGTTCCTAAACTAATTAACGAGGTTCGCGCATACTTGAAATATAAACGTGATGCTAGTAATATGTATACAGTCATGACGTGGCCTGCATATGACAACGTTAAAGGTAAGACGCTCGAACTTAAACCTTGGTTTTAAATACTAGATAGATAATCAGATAGATAAAGTTTCACGTAAATAAAAATAAAAATAAAAATATTATTTATCTAATACTACCTACTCGAACTACAACCATAGTGTATAACTTTTTGTTATTATATAGCAACAAGTTTTACTTATTAATTATATTTTCCATTGTTGTATTGTTTCATTTAGCTTTAATTTTTTTAGCCTTTCCGCCACCACCACTACCACCAGCAGCCTTCGCTGTGTTTTCACTTGTAGCCGAATACGTATATGTTGTTGCTTCAATGAATTTGTTATATTCAACTTCCAATTCTTCTAAATCTTTTACCCACATTTGTTCCACCGTTTTTGAAGTCAACTCGCTCAACTCCTTTTCCTTCTTTTCCTTTTCATTTAGCAGTTTCTTGACATTTTCTTCTGACACGCTATCCATCGGCAATTTTAGCAAATACTTGTATCCTTGATGTCCTTGTCCCGACTGTTCATCTCCTCCGTTTTCATCGTTGCTCGCATCCATCGAATCATATTTCCGTTCTTTCAATAACTCCACAAGTTGTTTATTTGTTTTGCGACGAAGGTCAATCTTGTCTTCCAACAACTCCGTAATATATCGCGCACGATTGCTCAAGACCATCAACTCTTTGCGAAGTGTCGCAATAAGAGCATCCTTGCGTTTTGCATAAAATTCCAAACGTGTTACGCTATACGAGTCCGCGATTTCTTCAGCGCTACTATACTTGACAAGTTTCTCTTTTGAATTAAACAGATTCATATTTGTCGTAGATTGAGTTGTATATAATCCGAGCACCTTCTCCAGCATATTACATTCAAACTCTGTCGCCTTTTCACTATACGTCTTAATAATATTCGCCGCCATCGTAACCGTGATGTCCACATGTGTATCTGTACTCATGTCATTGTATTCTTTCACGATAGGTGCGCTGCTTGATGCCCCATCCTTGTCTTTGTCCTTGCCCTTGTCACCAGCCACGGTAGCATGTGGCTCAATAAGATTTTCCAAGAATTTCTTATAGTTGTCTGTCCATGTCCCTATCGGTAGTTCCGTAATACGGATTTTCTTCTCATCTAGAATCGTATAGCATCCCTTGAATAAATACTTGGTATCGCCTACACGACGAATCGTTCCCTTGAAGTTCTTATAAAATGGTTCGATTGTTGGTGTTGGTGTTGGTGTTGCTGATGCCGCCCCCGCAAGTTTATGTTTAATATACGCGATAATTTGCGCGGGATTGTAGCACATAATTTCAGTACTGAAACCAGTTCCAATTCCTTTTGTTCCATTCACCAATACCATAGGAATAATCGGCACATAATAAATAGGCTCGACGCTTTGGCCATCATCATCCAAATATGTAAGAATAGCATCGTCTTCGGAACGATAAATAAGACGTGTTAGCTTATTGAGTTGCGTAAAGATATACCTTTCACTAGCTGAGTCCGCCCCAGCTTGAAGTCTGCTCCCAAACTGGCCATTGGGTTCAAACAGATTGATGTTATTGCTGCCTACAAAGTTCTGCGCCATTCCGACAATTGCCGCGTTCAAACTTGCCTCGCCATGATGGTACCCCGAGTGCTCCGAAACATATCCACTAAATTGCGCGACTTTGATTTCAGTCTTGAGGTTTTTCTTGAATGCCGAAAACAGAATCTTTCGCAAAGAGATTTTCAAACCGTCCATCAAATTCGGTATTGAACGGTCGCAATCATATTTCGAAAAGTGTATCATCTCGTCGTTGATGAATTTCTCATATGTCACACTAGGTTGAAGCGTATCCAAGTATCTATCGCGCGAATATGTCGCCAGCCATGTTTTGCGGTCATCAGCGCGTTTCTTATTGAACACCATATCAATCGCATTGTCACACGCTTCACCACTATGTGTAAAATCCACGATTTTCTTATGTTCGAAATACTCCTTGAATTCCTTGCCCGTACTTGTTCCCAAACCTTTATAATATTTTGTAGTCCATCCTGATGGTTGTGCCGCTCCTCCTTCCATTGATTCGGTCGCCTCTTTCCATGCGCGATACTCGCCTTCGTTGTAGAATACTTTCTCTTGTGTTCCTTTTTTCGCCTTCAAAATGGGCGTATTCATGAAACCAATAAATCCCGGAATCTCTGTAAGCGATGCCCATTCATTCTGAAACAAGTTGATTCCCAGACCTTTAATATGCGAACCATCCAAATCCTGGTCCGTCATAAACAATACTTTACCATATCGCAAACGATACTTCACATCGTCTGGAGTGTATTTGCGCCCGACTTCTAGACCAAGAATTTGCTTGATTTCCATGATTTCATGATTTTCCGCGACTTTCTTCACTGCTTCTCCGCGTGTATTCATCATTTTGCCTTTCATGGGATACACACCAATCAAGTTGCGATCTTCACGACTAAGACCCGAAACAATACCCGCCTTTGCTGAATCACCTTCGCAAAATATAATCGTACACTGCGCCGACTTCTCTGTTCCGGCATAATTTGCGTCAATTAGTTTCGGAATACCGCGAATCGTTCGCGTCTTTGTTCCATCCGTCTTTTTCGCCGCCTTGTTTTCTTTCACCTCCGTCAGTGCACACGCGGCATCCATTACGCCCATCTTCGCCAACTTTTCGACAAAGTCGTCGCTCACTTTACACGTCGACCCGAAAGACGCAACGGCTGTTCCCATCTCATCCTTGCTCTGACTCGAGAAAGACGGATTGTCAATATCGCAGCGCAAGAATATCGCAAGCTGTTCCTTGATTGTCGTCGGCTTCACGTCCACCTTTTTCTTGTTTTTGATATACTCCGTCAACTTGCGAACAATCTGATTCATAACATACTCGACATGTTTGCCGCCTTTTTGTGTGTAGATTCCATTCACAAATGACACATGTTGAAACTCGCCATTGGGCGCAAGCGATACAACATACTCCCATCTTGGATCGGGCGACTCATAGATACGTTTCGTCTCACCCTTCGCACCAATATAGAGGTCGATATATTGTTGGAAATGTTTCACGGGAACAAGAGTGCCGTTGTATTTGACCTTGACGGACTTGTCGGTAATTGCGGCGATATCATAGATGCGTTTCTCGAAAAGTGCGCGCATATCTGGCGTCAGTCCCTCGATACCGAATCGCGCATAATCGGGGCGAAACGACACCTTCGTATATGGTTTCGTTGTTGTACATTTTGTTATTTTTGGCGGGCAAATCTCGTCAAGATTATTCTTGAATTCTTGGATATATTTGAGACCGCGAACATGGTCAACGGTTTCGACGCGACCCCATGAAGACCAGATTAGAACGAGCTTGAATCCGAAACCATTTTTCCCGCCGACGATTTTCTCTTTCTTGTTTTCGTCATAGTTTGTAGATGTGCGCAGGTGGCCGAAAATCATTTCGGGAATCCATAGTTTGTGCTCGGGGTGTTGCGCAACGTCGATACCATTTCCGTCATTTGTTATTGAAATAGTTCCGTCATCGCTGATTTCGAATTCGATACATGTTACGGGAAGAGCATTGGGTTTTGCGTCGCGGATTGCTTGCTCTTGGCGAACGAAATGATCGCGACTATTTACGGCACCTTCATCGAAGAGTTTGTAGAGACCTGGGATATAATGAATTGCGCGCTGTACGATGGAAGATGTAGCAGAATCGTAGACAAATGTTTCGGCTTCTGACATTTCGATGGAGCCGATATATGTATCAGGTTTTTTGAGGATATGCTCTTTGTCGGACATTTTCTGATATTTAGCAAGTTCTTGAGAGGGCGCAGGCGTGGGAGCAGGTACCGGAGCAGGTGCCGACGTTCCTCCGCTGACCAGTGGTGTAATATTCTGAGTAGGAATAGTAATAACCTTTTTTGCTTTAGGTATTTTAGGTTTAGGCGCTTCGTCTTGAACGACAACAGAGGCTGATTCAGAGCTCGTGGTGGACATTGTTGATTTCTAGATTGGTAAACCGTGTGGTTTGTTGTGTTGATTTGTGTTGTGTTTGAAGAGACTTGTTATATATTATATTATGTTTATTTTATATCAATTTTATAAATGTTATAAATGTTATAAATGTTATAAATCGTAAAAAATAAAAGCGTAAATATATAAGCAGGACAATATGTCTGACTTTAATTTTAAACAAAAACCGAATCGTTTAAAACATTTGTGTTGTCCTGAGAAACCGGAAAAGTGGCTTATTTATAATCCGTTGTTGTTGTCAAAGTTTCCATGTAGAATAAAAATGACAAGACAGATTCAAGCATCGCCTGGGTCGAATAATCATAATCAATGCTACACGGTAGCGAATCAAACATTGAATGCGTATGGAAAATGGGCAGGGTGTCCGGGTGGTTCAGGTCCAGGGTATTCTTCTACGATGAGATATGTTCCTAATGAAAATAGTTCAGGTTTAGGTCCAAATATTGGAGGTTCTATTTGCAACTGCAACTTTAATCAGATTCCTATTCCTGCTCCTCCTCCTCCTACACCGGTTCCTCCATTAAATATTATTGCTCCGGTAATTTCTGGAAATACAGTAGCTGGATCTACTCTTACATCTACAAGTGGAATTTGGGCAGGTGTACCAACTCCTACGTTAACTTACCAGTGGTATAGAGGAATTACATTGATAGTCGGACAAGTTTCTACTACTTACGTAACACAGTTTGTCGACATTGGACAAGCTATAACGTGTAAAGTAACGGGAACTAACGCAAGTGGGTCAGCTGTTGCAACAAGTAATATAATTACCCCTACTACTCCTCCTACTGTATTGCTATTAGATACAAACAATTTTTATGAATTGATTGGTCCCGATGGAACCTATTATTTAGCACAAGTAAATACTCTTTATGTAATGCCGACGGGTTCATATATGACGTCATTTACAGTACAGATACAAGGAACAAATATAGTTATTGATTTTCAAAATGCTAGTGGTACCAGTCTATTTACTTGGTCCGATAATCAAACCCGTGTAGCATCTATAGACACTAATGTTCCCTTAACTACAGCTGTAGATATATCAGGATGTAGTCGATGTATGTTTACTAATCTTTTTGGATTAATGGGGTCATTTACAACATTAGGAGTAAAACTTCTTGGAATACGTATTTATGGTTACATAATATAGATTTAGTTATAGTTGTAAACTAAAATATAGTAACAATACGGAGAATATAATATACTGATTTTAATACTGCTATTAAAGATTTTATTGTTTAGAGATATATAGGAGATTTTATTTATAATAAATAAGAAATATGAAATAATAATTATGAAATATGAAATAATAATTATGAAATATGAAATAATAATTATGAAATATAATTAAAATAATATTTTTTTCTCATTCTTTTCTATAAGGTATAAAAATGCATCACAGCTACAAAAGACGCCCTGACGGCAAATATACAATCAATGGACGCGTATTTGAGAGACTTGTTGGTTCTCGTGCCCAGGTATGGCATGAGACTGCTTATAAGACTAGTGGTGGATTGACTCGTATGGATTTGGTTATGAATAAACATGGCCGTGTTGTTTCCGCAAAGAAGCATAAGACCGCAAAACATGAGAAGCGTTTGTTGAAACATGGTTACACCGCAAAGAAGGGTAAGTTCGGCGCTGTAAAGATCGGTGCTAGAAAGTCCCGCAAGGCTCGCAAGTAGATTGAGGAAGGAGGTGGAGGGGAGATATACGAGAGACTTAAAAACATGAGGTGTTATAGATGCGTGAGATTAATCGAAATTCAATGTAATAAATAAAAATGTAATAAACGAATAGAATAATATGTTTCTAACATACGAAATATATTATTATGAAATTCTCGTACAAATATTGGAGACGGAATTAGTTGTTTTTTCATTTGTTATACCTTCTTCGCTTGAATGTTACATTTTTCTGGGGGAGTTTTGATTTAGATTTCTTTTTATTTGATTGAGACCCTGAACGCGATGATGGGTTTATTTTTCTATATTTAGGACTGGATTTATGTTTTTTATTTTTATTTTTATTGTTGCGCTTGTACTTATTTTTACGAGTATGATTGTTTGGTTTTTTAGGTGAGTGAGGATTGCGTAAACATATTGTGCCTCCTCCTCGACGTTTTCTTTTATTACCTTGAGCGACGGGAAGAGCAGCTAGAGCAGCAGCAGCATCATCAGCAGCAATATTGCGAGATCTACCACGCCTAATATCAGCAGCATCAGCAGCAACAGCAGCATTAATACGCATAAGCGCGGCGCGACCAGTATAATGAGAAGCAGCGGAATTAATTTGTCGATTTTGTACATGTGTATCATTCGCCGCTGCTTGAACTTCGTGTTGTATTACTTCAACAGGTATTCCCTGTCTTTCTGCTACAGCATCTTCTAGGACTGTAGTGCATTGATAACTTGCTATTAAAACTCGTGCGTCTCTAATACACCGCTGCGTTGTTCGGTTTACTACGTCATAAATTATGGGTATGCCTTGAATAGCATCCGTTGGTAGTATCGTTAAATATCTAAATAATAAAACTAATAATACCATATGGTCAAACAAATTTTTTCCATTATCTCCAGAATTAAAAATTTCTGTAACCAAATAAATAATCCACCTGTTGCGATAATATTGTGGTTCTGTTTGAAAATCAATAAATTTTGAAACATCGTGGGGTGTAGGTTTATATGGATTTTCTGTTAATACGTTAGGTACTATTTGTAAAATTAAAGTTAACATACTCATTACTGTTATAACTTGAACTACGCCTGCTAGTAGCAGTTGAAATCCTGCAATAAAATTATTTAAAACAGAACTCATAAATATAGAGGACTGACTTACATATGCTTGTCCTCTTGGTAATTTTGAAAATGAAACAGTTAATCTTGATAAAACAGTTTGCTTTAAAACAAGACTGTTTATTCTTATTGCTATAGTGTTATCAATTTTAAATACAGAATTTGCAGCGACGCCTCTTAAATTGTCATCTGCATTTTTATACAAATCAAAAGCTCTATTAATAGTATATGGGTCATATGCTAGACATAATAGAGTTATATCATTGATTAGTGGATTCGGTCCAGCTACTACAACAACTCCTTCTATGCGAGCCGGTCTTGGATTAGGTACATCTGGGAAAGTGATATTACACCCAAATATTGGATTTTGTAGACCTAATTCTCTGATACCATTTAAGTATGTTCTTAGTAATGATATTAGTTTTTTAGGCGC